GTAACAGCAGCAGATTTCACAGATGGTACAGAAAGCGAAATCCTAGACATTCCTGGATTACAGACAATGGATGGTTATTATCCTCTGACAGGAATTGTAACAGAAGTAGAGTCTGTTGACTCAGAAACAGATCTGATTACTATTACATGTGCCAATGGAAACATGTTCTCTTGGTATTCAGATGCTAGTGACTGTTGGGAACTCTATGACCTTGCATCCTGTATTATGGATGCAAATGATACCAAGTATGTCTATGATGACGAAGTTGTGTTAGCTCATTATGCAGGTGGACTTAAACATTTCGTACAGTATACAAGGGAGGACTAATTATGAAATATAAACTTAGAATCTATTTCAAAACAGGTTTCAACAAAGGGAACCTAAGAAAAGAAGAGTTCTTTCCTACAAAGGAACTGATGCAGGAAAGATATGAGGAACTGTTTAATTCTAAAGACTATGCTCTTAATCCTACAACATGGGAATTGATAGGAGATGAGTGGCTAAGAATTTTTTAAGTAGAAAATAAAATATACTGCATAAGCAGTATATTTAAGCATCTTGAATTACTCAAAAAGGGGTAGCATGAAACCTAGGGCTACCCGTTTTCCTCCAAGATGTTTAACTATGCTACTTAGAAAGGGAACAATATGTTAAAGAAGGTAACCAGAAGAGAAGCACAGAAAGCACTCATTGCAGGGAATCCTGTATATTTGCTTCCGAATAGAATGCAAGTGAATTCACCTTGGGCGCATCCATTCAAAGTGAAGACCCCTATGTCAGAAGAGAAATTTAATCGTCTGATAATGAAGTACGAGCATGCCTGTTGTACTGTAGATACAGGAACTGGAAGTTTCTGTTATATAGATGCTTGACAAGAGAACGGATGTTTGCTATTATAAACACGTAAATAAAATCGGAAAGGAGAATAACGGTGAGACATATTTATGTAAAGACACCTAATGGTTTAGGTAAATTAAATTTTTATGACGGATCATTATGGCTCTCTCACTACATAGTAGACCATTATAAACATGATCCAAAGTTTTACTCTGGATACTATGAAGGAAGATATATAACTAACGCATCATGCTATAGCAAAAGAGATATCAAATACCTCAGGAAGAGACCGCTGATTGATCTAATTACTAAAAGGAAGGAATACGCCAATGCAAAACATATATGTATACGACCCTTACGGAAAAGTAGGGAAACTGATATGGTATAAAGGTAGAGCGTTTTATTCTTATGTAGTCACTTATAATCATTCCTATGAGTTTTTATACAATGGTTTAATTGATGGTAGAGCTGTTATAAACTGTACGGTTTATAGTAAAGATGAAATCAAGCTCTTGCATAAGAAACCATTGAGACATTTTATAGAAAAGAGGCAAGGCAAATGATAGGAGACTACATTAAAGACCCATCTTGTGGGTTAGGCAAAGTTATAAAACTCAGACCTGGCAATGAACTTGTGTACTTTTTCAAAGCAAATGATAGCCTACATAATGGTGCAATAGAGCCAGGTTCCTGTCCAGACAACCATGGTTGGTGGTTTAGTCATTACGACATTAAAATAATGAAGTGTCCTCCTCCACTGGCATCATTAATAGAGAGGAGGCAACAATGGAAATAGGTGATATGGTTTTTCATCAAGAGTACGGTGTAGGACAGATAGAAGATATTGACAAAAGTTTTGGACTATTCCAATATTTAGTCTATTACTATAAAGAAAACATTTCATTACACAATGGAAATGGTGGCTCAGATTACCACTATTGGTGGTGGAGCTATGCTGAAGACCTGAAACTTGTTTCATCTGTCCGTACACTGATAAAAAGGAGGCAGCATGGTTGATTTAAGGAAGAAGCTCCGGTCTGGTATGATAGCTGTCACAAGAGGGGAACGATTCCTAGTCCTTACCAATTGTGAGACCAAACGTTATGGTAGACAAGATTTTTGTCTTATTAATCCTAGTGGTTTTATGACAGGAACCGACTATAAAGAAGACTTGAGTGATGGCTCATACACAATAAATGCTCTATATAAACCGACAGTAGATAGTGCTACATATAGAATGGAATGTAAAAATCAAGATTTGATTTGGACAAGGGATCCAAAAAATCTTAAAGAATTAATTATATCAAGGAGGTTTTCAAGATGAAGACAGCAAAGGAAAGACTCTATAAAGTTGATTATGCCGAGGAAAAACTCGGTGACACAGTAACTAAGGAACTTGCGAATACCAGTGAGTATGAAAAAGGCTACGGAATCATTCAAGCTCTTGAATCATGCGAAACAAAGGGAGAGCTTGATGTTTTAGATGAGGTTCTGACTGCTTTGTGCGGGCATGGTATTGAATATCTCGCAAACTTAGTAGAATGTAACTATTAAACTATGAAATAAAATTAGAGCTGTGAAAACAGCTCTTTTTTATTATATAAAAAAGAAAAGAGGAAAACAAAATGGAAAACATCGTTTACAACACAGTTATGAGCAACTTATTAATCTCTGGTACGAAGGCATGCGCAGTAATTCCAAGGGAACTGATGTCTGTCGATCCTGCTTATCAGCGGCTGGAAACACGAAATCATAGAAAAATTAAAGCAATGCATGACAATTTTGATCATATGATTATGGATGCTTTGTTAGTAGTGCCACATCCAGAAGAAAGCACATTTTCCATAGTGGATGGCTATGGTCGTTTTATTGCATCAGAAGGTATTTTAGATAAACTCGAATGTGTTGTTATTACTTCAGCCCCATCTGATCCAGATGAGAGAAGACATTTCGAAGCAAGTATCTTTACAAGACAGAGCTTGTATACTGAAAAAGTTACTCCGCTGCAGATGCATAAGGCAAATCTTATCTTAGGTGAACCGAATGCTGTAGCGTTGCAGGAAGTGGTTGATGAATATAATTTAAGCATTGCAGAAGACAAAGGGGTAAGAAAACCAGGAACTATTGGTAGTTACACATCCGCTTACAGGATAATTAAAGCAAAAGGTAAGATAGCTTATGAAAGTATTATATCTACTTGTTGTAAAGCTGGTTATAACTTATCAGGAGATGGATTATGTGACAAGATAATTAGGAACTTATATAAAATTTATTGCTTCTACGGAGATATTGGATTAGTAAAAGTATTGCCTATTATGAGAGGAACTGAGCCAAGTACACTTAAAGCAAAAGGAATAGCTGCTTATCCAGAAAGAGTTGAATTAAGTCTTGCTCTCTACCTGCAGGACTATCTTGTATCTCTTGGTGAACCAAAACAGTTTAACGAGAAAGGAAAGAAAATTTCTTAAACAAGTTTGTAAAAAGTATTGACAAGTTTTACAAACTGGTTTATAATGCAGTTACAGTTAAGAAAGGAGAAAACAAATGGCAACACTTATTAGTTTATATAAAGATAACAGAATCACTTCATCAGAGGTAGAATCTAAGGACATTGATATTGTCCTTGGATTCCTCTTCAAAAACTATGTCTTAGGAGAAGACATCACAGAGAACTTTGACTCAAAGTTTCTCTACATTGAGGACAGCAAGTTTAAAATGAAACCTCTAAACAAGAAAATAAAAACATTTTCGCAAGAAAAAGAGGATTCTGTAGAGGTTCTGATTCAGTTTGAGGAGCTCGCTAAGGGGTACGAAGCAGCTTATATCTTTGACCAGTATGAGGTCTTCAAGTTTGAAAATGGAGATTACAAAGATTTAGATGAGAGAGATTATAAACTCTCCATCTGTAAACACTGCGGAAAGATTATTTCCGGATCTTTAGTCAATGATTATTGTCCAGAATGCTTCGTAACCTATGGAGTACAGGAAGTGTTTGAACAGATCCAGTTAGACGACAAAGAGCTGTATACAGAGTACGAGACAGTTTCAAAAGTCATGAATACAGTGGAAGCCTTTTATGACAGAATCAAAGATAAAGGCGCATTAGCTGTACAGAGAGCAAAAGAAATCTCTGAACAGTACTTAGGAAAAGAACAGATTCCACAGGAATTATATGAAACAATTTTAGGAGGATTTGTAGCATGAATAAGGAAACAATGAAACAGGGTATGATTAAAGTTTTGAATATGTATGATATCCCTTGGGGTAATTCAGCCATTGACAAAATTATCAACACATGGGCAGACAACAAAACCCCTTTGATTGAGTTATTAAGACATCATCCTAACTGGAATGATGAAAAATGCTATGTAGCATTTGATCAGAATATCAAGGGACAGCCAGACGAGGGGAAAATTTACAGGTTCATTGATTGGATGATTAACAAGAGAAGATACACAGATGCTTTGGATGCATTGAGATATTATAGAGAACAGCTTCTGGATGAACGAACAGCTTCTTTAATTAAAGAATGCTATCCTGATATTAAAGGTATTTCAGCAGGTCAGAAAACCTCAAGAGCAGTGAAGAAAATCTGTACACTTATAGGTATTACTTCTGATACCTATTCAGATTTTGAAAAGAGGTATGCCAAATATTCAGATGCAATCAATCCATTGGATGTTGTCCGGCACACTATCCTGTCAGTTAATCCAGTTGATTATCTGTTGTCCTCCAATGGAAATAGCTGGTCATCCTGTCATACACTTGATAAAAACAATCCTAATGGTTACTCAGGATGCCATTGTTCTGGAACAATGAGTTATCTTCTTGATGGAACTACAATGGTTTACTATCAGGTAGATAAAGAGTACGACGGCAATGACTTAGAGTTCGAGCCGAAAATCATCCGTCAGTTATTCCATTATAAAGATGGAATCCTTGTACAGGGAAGACTCTACCCTCAATGTAACGATGGCAAAAACTCACTGTATACTCCAATTAGAGCACAGCTTCAGAAAATCATCGCTGATTGTTTGGTGGCTCCTAACCTTTGGAGAAAGAAAGGCGGCACCTCTGCTTGTTGCTCAGTTATTAATTCTGAAGGTACCCACTACAGAGATTATGAGTGCCAGAACGAGTGCTCAGTAAGTAAGATTGTCAAAATGATTCCCAAGGGAAGAGTAGATAATAGGCATATGACAGTTGGACATGATATCTATTGTGTAAAGTGCGGGGATTGGCATGATATGGAAAGTACTCTTCTTTGTGAGGATTGTTATGATAACTATGGCGACAGTGAATCTCATAGATGTTGTGATTGCGGTGATCGCTATGACGAAGATGAGATGTACCTTATCGACGGAAGTTGGTATTGCTGTAATTGCTCTATTTATTGCGATTGCTGTGATGAAAGAGTGCCCAATAGTTATATCAACTATTATGATGAATTAAATATGCATATCTGTAATGACTGCAGGGATGAAAATTTCACAACATGTGATTGTTGTGATGATTTATGTAGAAACGATGATGTCACATGGGTGGAATCAACCGATGAGTATGTATGTGATCACTGCTTAAGAACAAATTATACATATGTTGAAAGCGAGGATGACTATTTCCTTAACGAAGAAGTTAAAGAATGTAAAGAGTGTGGAAGCCTCTATGTAATTGAAGATGGTGACAAAGGGCTTTGTCCAGACTGCAAAGAAAAGGAGACCGGAGATGAGTAAAAATAAATATAAAATTACAGAATTAGAAGAGATTTTGAGAATGAAACAGATGACTTTAAAGAGTCACCTGGAAGCTAAGTTAGAAGCAGCAGGTTATGAGCCGTCATCAGAGGATGGATTCCTCTATGCTAAGGGAACTTTCCCAGTACTCTTAGTTGCTCATATGGATACAGTACATAAAGAATGCGTCCAGAAAATCAAATATACTGGAGCAATTATGTCTTCTCCTCAAGGGATTGGGGGAGACGACCGGTGTGGCATCTACGCTATCTTACAGATTATTAAAGATTTCAAGTGTTCTGTATTATTTACAGAGGACGAAGAAATTGGATGCGTAGGAGCTGAGAAGTTTGCTGTAAGTGACTATATAGTAAACAATGATATAAATTATATCATTGAAATTGATAGAAGAGGGACCAATGACTGTGTATTCTACTCTTGTGATAATCAAGAATTTGAAAAATTCATTGAATCTACTGGTTATTTCAAAACAGCATGGGGTTCTGTGAGTGATATATCAACAATTGCTCCGGCACTCGGTGTAGCAGCAGTCAATTTATCTTCTGGTTATTTCGACGAACACACTACAAGAGAAACAATCAATGTAGAAGCATTACTTTCTACAATTGAAGAAGCGAAAAAGATTCTTGCTTTACCATGCGAGGAACCATTTGAGTACATTGAAGCTGCCTATGGTGGTTATGGAAACTGGTGGAGAGATTATGATGAAGAAGCATCACCTATTAGCACTGATTACACAACAGCTTATACAGATGATTGTACTTATATATTCTCGAAAGAGGAGAAGGCAAAGAAATTCTTCCATATTTATCTTCAGACTTACAGCGGAAATGAAATCTGTTGTGAAATCCTCGCAATAAATGAAATGGAAGCAATTGGTATGGCTTTAAGTCATTATCAGTATTATTCTGCTTGTGACATTATTGATATAAAATCACAGTAAAGGAGGAATGTTTATGCCAAAGTATATGATTGACCTCTAGCCCACTAAGAGGTTTTCATATAAATTACAACTGAATATAGAAAAATTACAACTGAATATGGGTAAAGATTAAAACAAACAACAAAAAACAAATTTCAAACAAGAATAGGAGATTATGATTATGATGAACACAACTATTATTACAAAAATTATGGCAGCACTTGGACAGGACGAGCTTAAAGAACTCATCGGAGCACTTCAGGGAATGGTTGATGCACCAGAGACAGTACAGAAACATTGGGAGCCAACAGAAGGTGAGCAGTACTTCTATCTGTGGGGTACAGGAAAGAAAGACGGTGGAGTATTCACAGCAGAGAACCAGAAAGATGTAATGAGACTTGCAGTAGGTAACTGCTTCAAGACTGAGGAAGAGAGAGACGCAGCTGCTGAGTATCTGATGATTGTAGCAGAGCTTAAACGCTTCGCTATTGATCACAACGATGAGATTGATTGGGATGATCACTCTCAGAGAAAATACAAACTCTGCTGGAACAGAGAGACAGAGAAAGTTGATTCCACATGGAGCAGAAGAAAAATTACAGATGGTATTTACTTCAGCTCTCATGAGGTAGCAATGGCTGCTGTCGAAGCTGTAGGAGAGGATAGAATCAAAAAGTTCTATCTTCCAGATGCTGAGTAAACAATAAAATAAACAGTTCTCTTGGGGTTCGACTCCCCAAGAGAATTATCAAGGAGCTATTATGGAATTAGATAAGTTATTAAAAAAGAGAAGCATAATAAGCTGCACAATCAAGGACGGGATTTGTATTGTACAGTATGCTTCAAAGGAAATGAAACTATTAGATATATCAGGTATGGGTATTGTAGAAGTACTTGATTTTATATTGGAGGAATAAGATGAAAGTTGGAGATAAAGTAATAGTTGATCCTAGATTGCATGGATGCATATGGTGTATTCCTGTGGAAGAAGTTAAAGGAAAAATTATGACTATAATATCCATAAATAACCCTAGAGGTTTTGAGGCTTATTGTTGTGTTAAAGAATCAGGATATATTTTTAAGTTGGATATGTTTATTCCTGCAGAAGGTACTTTATTTTTAGCTATCCATGAAAGAAGGCAATATGAAGAGAGGAGATAAAGTAATTTTTAGATCTAATACTCCTCGTATTCTATGGGGCGTAGATATAAATTATTTATTAGGAAATATATGTACCATAAAATCAATTATAGAACTAACTTCTAAAACTTTTGAAAGAAAAGCTTATGAGTTAGAAGAAGCTAGTGATTATTGGTTTCCAGCAGAGGAATTCATTCCTTACAAAGGACTAACTGTACTAATTGATAAGAGGAGGAAACATGAAATATAAAGTTGGAGATAGAGTCATGGTCCGGACAGATTTAGTTGGTGGGTTAGAATATCCTTATTCGAATCCGTCACGCAGAAAGTTATATTTTGCTTCAGCAATGGAAAAATTCCGTGGAGAGGAGTACGAGATAGTAGCATCTTTAGATGATTATGGGTGTGAAACTTATAGTTTATCTCTAGGAGAAGAGGAATCTAAGTGGGTGTTCAACGATGCAATGTTGATACCTGTTGATGGGTTAAGGAGCTTGATATGCAAGAGAAAAAAGAATTAAAAGTTGGAGATTGGGTTCGTATAAAACGTAACCTAGCAGTTCATGAGATAGGGGTGAAGTATCTCGGAAAAGTTTATAGAATCAATAGAATAAGTTATACAGGTTACTATCTATCTGGTACTCCAGAAGGATACTGGTACAGATCATCACTTATTCCAGTAGGAAATTTAAGTAGACTTGTAGAAATTAGAAAGGAAAATCATGAGATATAAAGTCGGAGACAGAGTAGTGATTAGAAAAGGTCTAATTGAAAATCGCTATCCTTATGAGAATGGGATAGGAGGGTTAGTTTTTAACGGTCGTATGAAAAAACTCTGTGGTAAAACCTGTACAATATTTAAAATTACAGATCTTGTATTAGACGAATATAACTTATTAATAGATGATAAGAAAATAGGATGGTATTTTAACAATGCAATGTTACTTCCGGCAAACAGTTTAAGACATTTAGTAATGACAAGGGAGGCAACCTCATGAAAATATATGAACTTCATCAAGACGTATCAGGCAGATGGTTCGGCTATTGTGAAGAGACAAAAGAGTATACACCAAGCTTCTTCAAATGTAAAAATTTGAAGAAAATGCTTATCTGGAAAGGTTGGGGGTGGAAATGATTGAACTTAGAGACTGTATTGTGGGAGTTAAAGATGTAAAAGAATATGAAAAAGTAATTCAGATTGCGAAAGAACAAGGATGTGAGTGGAATTCTGGAGACTCTTTAGATTATATCTACTGTCCATTTCCTGGAACATTGTTTTTTGATAAAAAAGGTAAGGTCACATCTGGGCCATACTATGAAAAATATTGTGATTATCATTGTAAAGATTTGATGAGTAAATTACAAGAATTGATAATTATAAGACAGAAGGGAAAGTTATGATTGATCTGAGAGATAGTACAGTATTGGTTAACAATGTGAAGGAATATAGGGTTATAACTAAAATTGCTAAGAAACAAGGCTTTAGATGGGCGAGTGGAGATTCTTTAAATAGAATCTGCTGCCATTTTCCAACGAGATTAGAATTTAATAGGAGATATGAAACATATTGGAATTCTAGGCGTGGCAGATGTGCACGAGATTATCCTAAATGCATGGCTCTAGTTGGAGGAATGCGGAGCCTCATAATGATCAGAAAGGAAATGGCTAATGATAAATTTAAAAGAGTGTACTGTTTTGGTGAATAATAAAGCAGAATATATAGCGTTAATCAAAGAAGCGCAAAAGCAAGGTTTCACATGGGCAAATGGATATGCTTTAACCAATATATTTTGTTCTTTCCCAACAAGATTACGCTTTAATGGAGAGTGTAAAGTATATTATAATTCTTCCGCTTATTATTATAATCGTGATTACAAGTGCAAGGAAATAGTTGGTGCATTAAGAAATATGATATTGAAAAGAAAAGAGGGACAACTATGTTAAAAGAGAAATTATCTATTGAGCGGAAAAAGGCTGTAATGATTACAGCCGATTTTACAGCACCTACAACAGAAAGTTATGCAATGGCATGGCTAAAACTGTGCAACAACGCAAGAGAGTACAAAGACGTTATCTGGAGAATAGAGAATGATTCAGGAAATAGGGTATATGTCTGGTGCAATCCAAAGTATAAAGAAACAGTAATAGAATTCCTCACAGGAATAGTTTACTACTATCAGGAAGATAAAGGGCCTACATCAGTAGGAAAAGTTATTGAGGCAGAAGATATTACAGTTGGTTTCCCGGTGTATGAGTATGAGAGTACATGTTCTTCACATGAGGAACAATGGGGTATTGATATTGATAATTCAATTATGTTTTGGGGAGCAGTAAAAGAAATTTTTTATTGAGGTGATTTTTATGAAAAATAAGGAAAATTTTGCAAAAGAAATTTTAGATATTGCTTGCAAAGGGTATCCATTTTCAGTTACAAAGTCAGGTGAAATTACTTTTTGTGATTGTTTTAAATGTGATATGTGCAAATTTTATGTTCCTGCTGATTATAAAAGTTGCAGAATTAGGCGATATGAATGGTCAGAATTAGAATATGTAGAGAAACATACAATTACATCAAAAGAAAAGAAATTTCTTGACCTACTTTTGCCTAATTATAAATATATTGCAAGAGAGAAAAATGGTTTCTTATTAGTCTATACAGAAAAGCCAATTAAAATATTAGAAACTTGGGGATTAGCAAACTGTGCATTAATGAATATGTTTGATATTAAATTTGATTTTATCAAATGGGAAGATGAAGACCCCTGGAGTATTGAAGATTTAAAGAAATTAGAGGTAAAAAAAGATGATTAATTTAAAAAACACATGTATTTTAGTTAGAACAGAAGAAGAAAATGAAACGCTTCTCAAAGAAGCTGAGAAACAGGGATTTCATTGGTATTCGAAAGGTAATTGTAAACCATTGCCAGGACAACATTTTCCAGATATTTTAAAATTTTGTAATAACAAAGATGTGGCGCACAGCATGCGTATCGGAGTAGAGGATAGTACTTTTTACGAAGCCTCAGAACTCCTCGGGGGAAAAGAAATGACAGCAAGAGAGTTTATTAAGTGGTATGTCAATGTGGATTTTTCGTGCGGTAGACGTAACTGTGATGAATGTATACTTGGCAGAAAGAACACTAAGTGCAACAATCAGTTGTGTACTACATGCAACTGGAAAAACAACATTGATGAACTTCTTGAAATTGCGAAATCAGGTAGAATTACAGTTCCTACACCCGAAGAGAAAGCAATTAGCGCGCTTGAAAATTTTATCGAGAATCCAGACCGCACAGCGTTAAATGATGAATTTGTTGAATCTTTGAAGTTGGCGGTGGAGAAATTGAAAGAGGTAAAAATAGATGGAGAGATTAACACTTGAAGAAGCTATTGTCCATGCAAAAGAAGTAGCGGAAAAGAATTATAGAGGTGCAGATTTTGAGTCAATTGATTATATAGATGATGATATAAAGACTAATTGTATAAAATGTGCGGAAGAACATATGCAGCTTGCGGAGTGGCTTGAAGAATTAAAATCTTACAAAGAAGCAGAAGAACAGGGCTTGCTTGTGAGGCTGCCTTGTCCTGTTGGTACAACTGTATGGGACATATGCGGCATGGATATTCGGGAAAACGTGGTATGTGGAATTGAATGCGGCAAAAATGGTAAACAGTTTTTGTGGGCAAATCATGATGAGTGGCTCGGGGAATTAAATGATTTGGTATTCCTCACCCGTGAAGCAGCAGAAAAGAAGCTGGAAGAATTTTAAATTGGATGCTAATACAAGAAAATTTATATCAATGGGGGAAAATCAATATGGATAAATTAATAGCAAAAGAAGTAGAGTTTAACGGAGATATTCTTAGAGCAGCACAGGATCCTGATGGAAATATTTGGGTTGGTGCTCGCTGGGTATGTGAAGCTATCGGTTTAGATGATAACCGGATCAAATATGAAAGAAGAAAAATGCAAACGGATTCAGTAATTTCAAAGGGGGTACAAAATTTTACCCTCCTTACCAATGGCGGGAATCAGAATGTTATGTGCTTACAATTAGATTATTTACCATTATGGTTGGCTAAAATCTCAATTACTCCAACTATGAAAAAGGAAATGCCGGGAATAGCAGAAAAACTTGTAGCATATCAGCTCAAAGCAAAAGATGTACTGGCAGCAGCTTTCCTTGAGAAAAAAGTTAATAATCCAAACGTTATTCAGTTACAGCTGCCAGATTTCAATAACAAAATTGAAGTATTAGAAAGAAAAGTAGATAAAATCTTTGAAGATATGGGGCGTTTAGCTTCTATGATGGTTCAGGAGAAAATTGTTACGACACCTATCCCAGTGAAGAAAGTAGAGAATCCTGGTAAAAAATGGAAAAATGATATGTACCAGATGATTGATGCTCTTACCACTTGTGACAAGTTCTCTGATCGTGGCTCTGTAATGAAAACTGTATATAAGTATATGAATAAAAATTATGGTATCTGTTGGGATCAGGAAGTGAAAGATTACAAAGAAAAATATAATCCAGTAAGTAAATTTAGTACTTATGATGTTGTCTATGCCAATGATACTTTAAGATCTATCTTCAGTGCTGCGTTAGGAGATCTGTATGAAAAATATAAATCAATCTGTAATCAGGATGCAACAGATTCTATTATTGCTCCTCTCGTAGAAAAATATGGAGATAAGAGCAACGGAGGAATGGTTACATATAGAAAAGTATACAAAAAGATGGGAGAAATGAGTCCGATCAATTGGCATAATTTAGAAGTTCGTTATATTAACAAACATGGCAAAGCAGGAGCAAGAAGAAAGAAAATCATTTCTTCCAATCCAGAAATGCTGAGAAAATTTAAGAATGCAGTTGATGTCATGATGGTTGGGTAAAGACTATGCTAAAAATAGGGAAAACATATTATTTAAAAACTTGGGAGGAGCTTAAAAAAGCTTCCAATGGTGATTATCCAGGAGCTTTAGATTTCGGAGAAATACTATTTTTATCTAGGATGAAGATTTTATGTGGGGACAAGATATGTATAATTGGAAAGTATCCTTATCATGAAGGAGTTTATCAAGGGATAGATATGAAAATTTCACAACAATTTTTGTTTACTGAAAATATGTTGTTCACATCTGGTTTGCGAAAAATGATTGAGGTGAGAAATGAAAGTAGGACAAAAGTATAAAGTTCGTTCTTGGGATGATATGGAAAGAGAGTTTGGAACCGCTCAAACTGGGGGTGAAACATATATACCATGTTTGGCATTTTTTGTTAAAGATATGTGTAGATTTTGTGGGACTACTATAACTGTTTCATATTTTATATACAACAATGTTTTTAGAATCGAAGAAGATAACGGTAGATATATGTGGTCTACAGACATGATCACACCATTAGGAGATTTATATGAAGCGATACAAAGTAGGAGACATAGTTCAGATTCGTCAATGGGATGATATGGTTAAAGAATTTGGTGTTAATTATTATGGTACTATTCGATGTAACAATTGCGGTTTTGTAAGAGAAATGAAAAAATATTGTGGCCAAAAGTTGCGGATACGTGCTATACAGAAATTTGATGATATCTATTATTATTTGAATACTGCAGATACATGGACTTTTACAAGTGAGATGTTTGAAAAAGGAGACTTATCAATGTTAATCACAAGGAGACAGGAATGTATAAAGTAGGACAGAAAGTAAGAGTTAAATCTTGGGGGCAGATGGCACAGGAGTACGGAGTTACAGATGGAACTATAAACACGCCATCAAGTTTTGTCCCAGATATGCGATGCTTTTGTGGGAAAGAGTACAGAATTAAAGCAATATATGATCCTGTTAATAACATATATGATTTAGAAACTATTACGGGAGACGAAGATGAAAATAGAGAACTGCTTTATTTCTGTTGGGATGAAGTGATGCTTATTCCAATCGCTGGGAAATTAGAAATTATGATTAAGGAGAGAAGAAAAAATGTATAGATACTATGATAAGAAAAACAACTTTGTAGAAACATTTAATCCGGAGACAGGATTCTATATCCGGTCTGATGATTTGACAACAGGAAAGGAACCATTTATGAGAGATTTTCCTGCTTTGTTAGATATTGGTGTTATGGGACATTGCGTTCATGGGGCATCTGGTTTGTGTATTCAGTCAGGAGTTCAGTGTTATCAGAATGGATTACACACACAGGAGCCTAATATGTCCCTTGAAAATTTCAAGAGAATAGTAGATGAATGTAAAGGGAAAACATTTCAGTTTGCTCTTGGCGGCAGAGGAGATGTAGACCAGCATGAAGATTTTGAAGAAATCCTTAAGTATTGTTGTTCACAAGGGATTGTGCCAAACTTTACAAGTTCCGGTTTAGGATTCAATGAAAAAATTGTTTCCTTATGTAAAGAATATTGCGGAGCCGTAGCTATATCTTGGTACAGAAGTGAATATACACAGAAAGCGATTGATATGTTAGTATCTGCAGGAGTTACTACCAATATTCATTACGTCCTTGGACGGAATTCTATTGATGAAGCTATTGAACATTTGCAGCAGGAAGATTTTCCTGATGGTATCAATGCAGTAATTTTCTTGTTGCATAAGCCAGTAGGCTTAGGAACTCAGGCAAATGTATTGTCTCCTGATGATGAAAGAGTCAAAGAATTTTTCTCTTTGATTGATAAACATGATTATAAATTTCAGATTGGATTTGATTCATGTTCTGTGCCTGGACTGTTGAATTTTACAGAAGAGATTTTAAATTCTACTCTGGAACCGTGTGAAGGAGCAAGATTTTCTGGTTACATTACGTCAGATATGAAAATGCTGCCATGTAGCTTTGATAATCAGGAACTTAAGTGGGCAGTTGATCTTAGTGAACATACTATTCAGGAAGCATGGGATTCAGATGTGTTCGATGATTTCAGAAGCCATTTCAGGAATTCTTGTAGAGGTTGTAGCCGTCAGTGTGATTGCTTAGGTGGATGTCCGATCAGAAGAGAAATCGTCTTATGTACAAAAGAGGAGAAAGATTTATGTTAGTACAAATAGTAGGGTTGAGTGTTGTATTGGTAGCAACATTAATAATTTTGTTTGTTTGTATAAGTGGAAACATAAATTTGAAAATGGAAGTAGATAAATTAAAAAGACAGAATGACTCTTTACGCTTCAATATCATATGTGTATGTGAAGAAAATAAAAGGCTTGCAATAAAACTTAAAAAACCCCAAATTATTACACCATCTTTAGAAATAGAAGAAGCTGTTCATTATGCAATGGTTAAAGCTCATCCTGACAATGGAGGTAAACAAGAAGATTTTGTAAAGTTTAGAAAACTATATGAAAGGATAAACAATGAATCTAAGTAAACTTAAAGTTCTTAAAATTGGTGGTCACTATAAAGTAAAACCGTTTGATCGTTTAATAGAAGAATATCGGCCGCAGGAAGAGGATGGAATGCCAATTGTCATCTGTGGCTTCAATGAACAAATGAAAAAACTATGTGGTCAAAAAGTTACGATACATAGCGCATTTGAAGGACATGAAAATAAGCTTTATCATATAAAAGAAGCAAGATATTGTTGGAATAGCCAGATGTTAGAACTTCCTTTAAGCACATTAATTTATAGGAGAAGACATGGATAGATATGAAATATATTTCAAGTTAAGAGAATTCTGTTGTAAGTCTCCGTACTGCAGTATCTGTCAAATAAGTTTTATAAATCCTCAACACAAATGCGGTAATGGTTATGGATATTTCTTAGATGGAAATCCGGTTCCATTATTAGAAGCTTTGAAGTATTACTCTATTATATATGGAGAACACAATTTGAGGAATACTATAGAGAAAAGAAAGGAGAATTATAGACATGAAAAAAGGGTATAAATTAGAGGACACTATTATTCTCAATGGAAAAGTAGGGTGGGTAAACACAGGAGATGATGCTGATAGCATTATTGGAATACAAAATATTCAAAAAGTGAAAAGATTTTCTGGTGAAGAAATTGTTGTATCTAATGATGGATTTGCCTTTTCGAAAGAAATGGAAAGTCGATGCGGGTGGCATGACAGATATGCAAGTATTCAAATGCTTACAGGAGATACACCTATTGATATGGATCACATTGATGAGACAAAGATTGTATCAATGGAAGGAATCACTGAGTCTGAATATTATCATAGGTATAGTGATTATACTGGATATCTTTGGACTGAAGAAGAATTCAAATGTGGTGGTCATGATCTGTTAAAAATCTTAGAAGGAAACATGGGTAAGTATATTCATATAGAAATTGAACTATATTCGAGGTGTTGATATGACATTTGAAGAAGCTAAACAGCGTTCAGATTACTGTTTTAGACTCAACGGAATCCAATTTCTAATAAGGAATATAAGAGAAGAGCATTTAGAAATTGATCTCGATAATGGTCCTCTCATAGGTGAAGCTGTGTTAGAGATAGGGTATGTTGATATTGAAGTAAACATTTCTGTTCTCGGAATGTTTAACGAAATACCAACATATAAACCGACTATTGAATATTTTACTTGTTTAAAAACGGAGAATGATTGGGAGCCTATTGAATATATTGGGACTGGAGCAGATGTGGATTGGTGGAGTAACAGATGGAAAGAAGAGTTGGAAGAAGATATGTTTTTAGCATTAAATGAATATGTGGAAAGTGCAGGACTCAGCTATGATGAACCAAATTGAAGGAGGAAAGAAGAATGGATAAAGCTTGGTTAGAACAGAAAACAAAAGAATGTGAAAGTGTCCGGCCTGAGATTGAAAAAATACTTAGGAACAAGCTGCATTTAGATGATAAGGAATTTGAGAAAATCATGGATTGTCTCGAATCTCCTTGTTATACTACTGCAATACAAGAATTAAACATGGTACTTATTATGAAATATGTGGATGATTCTACAAAAACTTATGAAGAATATAAAGAATTATCAGAACTTACAGGAATTGAAGAGTTGTTTTATAAATACACCAAGAAAAATTGGATTGCTGTATATTTAGATGGAGGGCCAATGGAATTTGATGGAGATATTATTATCACAGATCCTTGTTATATCATGAAAGAAGATGATGATTGGGCAACATGTGCCTACGGAGAGAATATGGAAGCACTTGGAATAACTCACTATATGACAAGAGATACTCTCTATGGAGATTGGAGTTGTACTACTTTTGACACTGATACAAAAGAAGCTATTGGTGAGTTTTGTGCAGATGCTGGTTTAGTGTCAGTATTTTTATTAGATGAAGTCCTGAAATATAATCCATATTATAAAGATCATTTAAAAAATAAATGGACGGTTACTTGGATTAAAGATTTCAAAGGAACTGTAGAATTTGTCGTTAAGCATATTGAGGGTTACTATGAAGAAGATACCGACTACTGGAAAAAAGGTGACTACTGGGAAGATTACGTTTTAGAAGTAGTAGGACATGGCATTAACAAGGTTACTGGTAAACCAATTAACTTTGTTGGAAAGCAAACGGGTTTATAATATGATTCCGAATAAAAAAGGTTTGCAAGTTATTATGAAAAACACTTTTACTCCAGGATGGGAAAATAGAATTTTTACATTAACTGGAGAAAAACAAATAAATGATTGGGTGCATGTCTACTATCCAGTAATGGAGAATGTTAATCCTGTCAATAGATGTTTTATGGTGCCGCTAAATTCGTTAAAATTATTAATTTTAAATAAACAAGAAAAGGAGAACTAAAATTATGAAAATGAGCTATGATGTACAGGTTGAGGAGTTAGGAGCAAATAGAAGAGGTCTCGTTACTTCAGAAGAGGGAAGAGCTATTGTTGAGTTTATGAAAACAAGTAGAGCCAACATGTGCTTTGAGTACGATGATGAGGCTGAAGCTAAAAGAAGAGCTTCTGCAGTAATGAATTGCTGTAAGAGACTCAATGAAGAAGGTGAAAAAGAAGTTATCAAATATGCTAAACGTGGAAATAAAATCTACGTCATTAAAGTGGCAGAGTAAGGAGGAGCCATATGTTAGATATTAACAAGAGAGTGAGGTGTGAGGGAACAACTGTTGCAGAGATGATTGAAGCTCTGCAGCGGTTGCCTCAGGATGGTATTGTTCACTTTGAAGGGAAAAAGAATGGTTACATCCATTGTGATCTGGACAGTAAGACTATTGATTTTGATACTGATGATTTGAGCGATATGTATGATGAAGTTTCTGGAGAACCTAAAGAATATTATTTGGTGTCCATAGAAACTCGTTTTAAGAATTGTGTAGCTATAAAGGCTCAAAATAATTTTGCTGCTGAGGCAAAAGTGAGAGATTTAAGCCAAAGAAATTTAATTGATAAAGGAAATAAAAATGTGTATGTTTATGCTACTTGTAATACCTACACAAAAAGTTATGCTCAAGAGAAAAATTATGAAATTATAGAGGAGGACATATGAAATTAAGAACCGGTTTTGTAACTAATAGTTCTTCATCCAGTTTTACTATTGCAAAAAGTAATTTAACAGCTGACCAGATTGATAAGATTAAAAACCATATTGAAGCTGCAAAAAAAGTTGGAATGAATGATTTCGACGATTTGTGGGATATTGATGAAACAAATTTTAATATTAATGGCTTCACATGCATGAACAATGGTGACATGTTGAAGTTTTTGCGATTAATTGGTGTGGATAGAGACAATATTGAATGGGAGGAATTGTCATGAAGATTAGAAAAGGATTCGTAACTAATAGCAGCAGTAGTAGTTTCATTCTTGGTTTTACAAGCGAAGAGAATATCAAAAAAGAACTGGAAGCAGAGGATCTCAAAGAATATTTTGATGAAGTCCTGGAAGATGTAACAAGAGGTATAAGACTGACTAAAAATGAAATTCTGGAGGAATACTCAGAAGAAATTTATTATGATACTCTTTGGGAACTAGAAAATAGGCTTGATGTACCTTATGGTAAGAGGTTTGAAATTCGAAAAACAAAAGAGTTTCAGGATGAGCTCAATAGAGCAATAACAGATAGGGTGTCTGAGCTAGAGGAAGATATGAAAGGTTACTCTGTATTTGTAGAAATTGACTATTCGGATAATGATGGTTTTAGATACTCAAACTTAGAACATTACATTGCACCGAATATGAATTGTTGTCTTGCTGTTATTAGTCATCATTAAAAATGTAGGTATTAGAAAGGGTGTGGAGAAAATGGGAAATTACTATGAAGGAAAATTAATTTTCGGATTGAAAAGAAATCTTCCAGATGAACTGTTACATGATTTATCAGTGCTTGCAAGCGAGCGAAGCTGTGATAGAGATATAAAACCACTGTTACAGCATAGAGAATTAAAAGAGTCTAAATGGATGAATCATTATAGAGCTTTATATCCGACTTACACATTAGAATTTTTCGAAGGAATGTGGTTTCTGACTGCCAGCTTCTGTATGAAAGGATACATGTACCTAGGTGATGACTTAGGGCAAGATATTTATGACTTTCTGTATCCATATTTTAATTCGGATATTCTTGATGAAGCAGATGGTGGTTATATGGGCACTATTGAAGATGAAGATGGAACCTATCGGAAAGAATTCTACGCAAACTATGAACAGTTCAATAAAATCATAGAAAGCAGAGAATACTTGTGTAAAGGTTGCTATAAGAAAATGGATGGATCATTATGTAATGATTGGAAGTACTGTAAAAGAGCATATGATATAGGAAGAGGTGATACCATTGAAGATTCGTAACGGGTTTGTGACCAATAGTAGTTCTTCAAGTTTTATTATTGGCAAAGCAAACGACAATACAGTAACTATTGATTCAGTATATCAAGAAATAAAAGAACTTTATAAACAATATTATAAATCTTGTTCTGAAATGTATAGTTATGTAGAAACGTATTATCCTGATGTATTTGAAGTTGTCACTGAAAAAAGAAGCAAATATTTACACTCAAAGAAATCATGGGATTGTACAAAAATTGCGGATACTCAGTTGAGATTGATGTTTGGCCTTGATCATTATGAAGAATTACCAGAAGTAATTGATTGGACCAACTGTGAGACGTACAAAGACTATGTCAATTTTTGGATTCCTAGAATGGAAATTGGAGTTCATGCACCTTTTTATATAAGAGACTTTTCCTGCAATGATCCGTATATCCCTCTTGATTTCAGCACACAAATGAGAGAGTGCTCAGGAGACAGTGGCAATGGAATTGAATCTGATATCTTAGCTTGGTATTTTCCCTGGATTGAAAATATAAAGTATGACTGCGATAGCTGCCCAGATAATGAATACTGCTATAAAGAGGAATGCCAAGAAACTAAACAACAGTTTATGGGAAAAGAAATTCCAAGAGATCAAGCATGTTTGTATATCTTAGGAAAGATTTGCATTTGCTCAGAGTGTGGTTATCTGCCTAACTATGTAGTTGAAAAATTAGAAGAAATGTCAGAGTATTCATGTAACCATATGGGTTAAGAAAGAGAGGGATTAGTTATGATGAACTATGAAATGTTTGTGGAAGAACTTAAAAATAAAATAAGTGCAGCTATCAACATTCCTATTGAGAATATAGAATTTTCAAAAGATGGAGATAGATTTTCTCCGACAGGAGACAGACTGCTGGTGAAGTTTGCAGAGCATGATGATGCCTATGAGATCTGTGGAATACATACAAAAGAGCTTTTTAGAGAATTCTTAAATGGAACATCGTTTGACACCATTCTTGATAGTACTGTAAGAGACATTAGACAGTTACAAGGACAAAATTCTTATGAAAAAACAAAGAAAATTTGGAACTATGAAACTGTTAAAGATTCTCTTTTTATAAGGCTGCTTAATTATGATGATAATTCTAAAGAATTGAGTAATGCTGTTTATAAAAGAATAGGTGATATTGCTCAGGTATTATATATGAAGGTGTCTGAATGTGATGGAAACATTATGAGCACTAAGATTTTTAAATCTGTAGTAGAGAAATGGAAGGAAGATGGTTTGACCTTAAGTGAAGGCAATATTCTGGAAGAAGCATTAAGAAACACAGAACGTATGTATCCACCGAGAATTTACAGATGGGATCAGATGCTCTTTAATCCGGAATATGAAGGAGAAGAGTTTATGAGTCCTAGTACAGAAGAAGCAATTAACCAAGATCTTATTGGAAATTGTCTAACTACAGCAAAGAAAACAAACGGTGCGGTAGCTATATTTTATCCCGGTGTGGCTGAACGCTTTGCTGGTGTACTGGATTCCGATTTGTATTTAGTGTTTACCAGTGTACATGAGGTAATGGTACATAAAGCAGATGGTGTTGATGCGGTAGACTTATCAATAATCTTACAGGATACATTGGAAGAAGCGACACCTAAAGAAGATTTTCTCACAAGGAAAATATATAAGTATGAAAAAGATACTCATAGATTTCTTTGTGCTATATAAAAAATAGCCTCTCTCTTCTTGAGAGGGGCTGATAGGAGGGTAGTTATGAGAGAATACCATATTTATATGCAGCATACAAAGCGTACAGAATGGCACTGCGACTATAGCATATATAAATGGCTTCCATGGGAGTATGTAGGGCATGTAAAAGGAACTAAAGAGCTGTATACATGCTTTAAGTTGAAGTTCCCATACAGCACAAGAAGTATTAATTTTTACCATTCATTCAACTATTTTGATAGTGAATATGTTAGAACGGATAACGATTGGGATTTTATGTATTGCCCACACGAATATCACAGATATTTGATCATGGATGATTATGGTAATGTACGAGACTTTCATCAGCTTACTAAGAAATATAAAAAGAAATACTATCGTACATATCATAAACATCACGGATGGAATATTCATTGGGCTTCAACAGTGCCGGATCAGCGTAAAAGTATTACACCAGAAGAGATTGTAGAAATAAGAAATGAATATGGTATTACTCTCAAGCCTATAAAACCAAAAAGAAAAATAAATCCATGGGATTATGAGAAAGAATCCAAAGTGTCTGGTTGGAAGATGCAAAGTAAAAGAAGGAAACAGTGGAGGTGAAAAATGAAGATATATTTACTATGTACATTGGATAGTGAACATTATAGAGAACCATATTTTTACTTTTTTGAAGCTGCTTTTGCGGCTCATAAATGGGTTATAGACAACTTAGTCAGTATTACAGAGGAAAGCCGAGAAGAAGTAATAAGTGAGCTTGAATATAAAAATGTAGACGGATCCGACGACCAGATCATGCGAATTGATTATTCATACGGAGATGGAGAATTTTATGTTAATACTATTCATGAAATTGAAATAAAAGATGGAGATTACCTTTGCATCTATCATCATTCTTACAATGGTGTTGGATTCTATGTAGAGAAGATTGGCATTTTGGAAGAATGTAAAAATCATATGTTAGATTCTACAGCTAAAATGGCTAATGATTATGACATTGACATAACCAATGATGATATATTCGAAGTTAATTCATTTGATTCGTGTATTGATGATGACTATCAGTGGCATATGAACAATATTATTCTGTTCAAGGCAGATGAAATTATTAGACGAAAAAAAGAGTCTAAAGAAACTGAACCAGAAGAAACTGGAGCAACAATATTAACATCAGAGGAATCAAATAATAACGGTCATAAATACAGTGATGAAATTTATGAAGAGCTAAAAGATTATATGTATGGACCTATTCCTGGATATGGTGTTACTTCTGATTATGTTGAAACTTCGTTAGAAGAAATAATTGAAGATATTGATGCCAGACCAAAATATGAAGTATTTAAAGAATTGTGTAACTATCATGGAATTGCACCTAGTACGGTAGAGTATCTATACGAATCTATTTGGGGAAAGCCAAAGGATAAAACAGTTGGATATTTCTTATAATACAAATAAAAATAAGGGGATAAAATTGCAGTATTTTTTAATAGGAGTTATAGCAAGAGTTATTATTGAATGGATATTTAAATGAAAGAAGGTGAAATATGAAAACTTATAACAGAAGAGAAGTTGAGAGAATCATTCTAAAGAATGGCTGGGAACTAGATCATTGTACTGGTGGACATTCAATTTATAAGAAAGAAGGTGTAAAGAAAACATTGTCTATTGCTTATAAGAAATGTAACCGGATGGTTGTGCAGAGACTTATTAAAGAGTTTGGGTTGGTTACGTAGGAGGGCGCTATGGGTAAATACTTAGTAACAGTAAGAGAAATCTTCGAACATACTTATTTAGTTGAAGCAGATTCTAGTGGAGAAGCAGAGAGTATTTGTAACGCAGAATCAAATGGTTGCGATGTTGATGATTATGTAGATACTGAATATGATTCTGAACTGGTAGAGGATGAAGAAGATTTGGAAAGTATTGATTATGATGAATTATAGAAAGAACTTTGATGAAACAAGTGTTTTAACAGACGAACGGAGAGAAAATATTATGAAACTATCAGAATGGAATGAAATTATAAGCTATGCAAAAGAACTATGCCAAAAGCGTACCAGTAATATAAGGCCAATTACATATTCGATGTATGATGGCAGAAAAGGAATTTATCTTGCATTATATGATAGTGAAGGCAAACTATACGATCGAATTGCAAGTGGGGTGCATGACACAGTAGATGAATATAAAAAAGCACTTGATTCTATATACAATATTATTTGTGAATTGATTTAAAAGGATAATTTCAGGTTAAGAAAGAAAGGTAAATATGAGTTGGCATACAAAATGGGGAGATTTTCCAGAACTATATAAAGAAGTAGAAATTCTTATGACTGATGGCAGCATCAAAAGAGATATAATGGTTAAAGGAAAATATGGAAATTATGAATGGAGGAATTGGACAGATAAGTGTGTTGTAGGATGGAGACCTATTGAAAAAACTACATAAATACTATAAACTGTAAATAGCCATCTTTTTGTATCAAGGAAAGGTAAGGTGAATTTGGGAAAGAAAGTTAAAGTAAGAGATATGAAGCCAGGTTGGACATATAGAGTACCTGGCAAAACATTGGAAGAAATTTATGAAAGTGCGCATGAATATGCTAAATGGCCTCCGGTACAAATGACAGACGCAAAGCAAAATACAGGTTTATTATTGCTCAAAGTTACTGAAGACAATAAAAACAATTGGGATGAAAAATACGGGTTCAATCTATATCCTATACATGAAGAAGTTGAGCTGACAGAAAAAGCACTGAGGCCCGGTCAGCAAGGAACTTTTCAAGTAGTAAGAACCGGGAATAAGGTTTGGAACTATCATCCCAATTGTACTGTCCGAGTAGAAGTAGACTCATTAGATTTTGAAATGGAAGAAGCTTATCCATTCCCTATTGCTGTAGTGAGGGATGACTATGAGCCAATACCTTTGCCGAATCCATGGACATGGGGGGAAACAAGTGATCCTGATTCCAAGGCAGCAAAGCATGTAGATGTTTGGGACGAGTCTGATGCAAAGACTATAGTTATATTAGGAATAATATCATTTGTACTGTTAATGGCTGGACTTTCTGGTTTGAGTCTACTGATAACAATGTGGGCGGTAGCAGCAGCTTATTTTCATTCAAAGCATGAAAAAGTAAGAAAAGAAATCCTTGAACAAAGAAATAAACATGGAATTAGTGGAAGTGGATTAGACCACAAATTTAGATGGTGAGGTGAATTGCATGAAAGGAAGAGAAGAACATAAATATAAATCAGAAAGCAAGATGAGAGCATTGCTTAGGGATAAGCCACAATATTTCACTGGTTATTATAATGGTCTATTCAATTCATGCGAATATCTTACTGCGCAAAATTATACTATGACGGCTGTTAGGTTTATGAACTATTTGAAAGAAAACGGGTTTATAGAGTCAATAGAAGATTGTAATGGAGCGATGACTATTGACAATGTAAACTCTTATCTCTCTTGTTTAAGAGGAAGAGATGGAGGATACAGTTCAGATAGTGCTAAAGCAACTACTTATACGGCATTAAAATCATTTGCTGATTATTTGTTAAGTAGGAAAATGATTTCAGAGAACCCTTTTGATTGTGGCATAAAAAGAGTTTCTGTAAAAGATCCGCTTAAACAGGTTGCAATGACAGCCGCAGAGTTGAAAAAAGTTGTTGAAAGAATAAATGATAATTCTATTGGTACAAAAAGGGCCAACGCAAGAAGAGAAGCATGGAAGGAAAGAAACCTTGCTATATTTACTCTTCTTATGGTAACTGGTATTCGTGTTACTGCGCTTACAGAACTTAATATGGAAGATATATTCTGGGATCAGAAGATTATTAGGGTTACTGATAAGCGCAGAAACACTTATGAATGTGAACTTGATGATGATAGTATGGATATTTTAAGAAATTGGGTAATAAAACGTGCAGAACTTTTGAATAAAAGAGATTGTAATGCTCTTTTTATTTCTAACAGACGAACAAGAATCACTGACAAATCAGTGAGAGATTTAGTTAAGGCATATACCGCAGATTTTGAAAAACATATTACTCCTCATAAATTTAGAAGTACTTTTGCTACATTATTATATGATCAGACAGGAGACATTGCATATGTACAGCAATTAATGAATCATTCTCGACCTGATACGACACAAAGATACATCGTTCGAAAGCCCATTAATGCTGAAGCTGCTAAATATGTAAATAGTTTATTGAAATAAGTTCTAAACAATGATATAATACAAGAAAGGAGGTTGCAAAATGTTAAGAAGTGAAAACCTGTATGAGATACTGGATAAGTATTTTTCTCAAATCCAGAAAAATTCATATTACAAGAGAGAAGTACAAAAATTTCTTATGAAAAAATATGAATACTCAGATATTGAATATATGCAGTATATCATTGGAGCAAAAAGCAAAGATGAAATTCCAGACAATGAAATGTATTGGCTTATTGATGCGTTTAATAATGTTTTTAGGGTAAATATAGAAATGAAAACATATTTTTCTGATAAGGAAATAGTAAGATTTTCGAGCCTAAAGGCAGATTATTTAAAAACAGATATTTATCCAATAAGAATAAGTCCAGTGATAGAGATAGCTGAAGATCAATGGGTGACAAAAATAAGTATTGATTTACTAAAAGAGTTTTATGATAACCAGCTTATAATATACAATCCAAGGACTCAGCGTCAACTTAAACAGAGACGTAGAGGACAAGATGTATCATATACAATTGATATAGTTTCTTCATCAGTAAAAGCTATTGAAGGTTTAATGAGCAAGGGAGAATTTGTACCTAATGCTTTAACTCTTAATCTCAATGTTGATGATCCAGAGGTAGATTTTGATATTGTTGGATCAGAATTGATACTTAATTCTGGTAAATTTGATATCATTGATGGTTTTCACCGGTTTAGAGCTGCAATAAACACGAAAATTAAGAATCCTGATTTTCAGTTTAATTTTATTCTGAATATCATGAATTTTACAGAAGACAAAGCATGTCAGTATATTGAGCAGGAAGATAAGAGAAATAAGATTTCTAAAAGTTACTTAGCTTCTATGGATAAGTCGTCTCCTACTAATATAATTATTGACAAACTAAACAACACATTGGATAGTCCAGTAAGAGGTAAAATTGAAAGAGCACATAGAGGAGAAATAGACAGAGCTACTTTGTTTTCATTATTGGAGTTTATTCTTAAAACTAAAAATATGAACCGGAGTCAGTGTATCAAAACTGCGGTATTTATCATAAATATTTTGAAGATAGTTCAAGAGAATAATCCAGATGTTGTATTTGATGACACCACTATGCCAGTAGTGTTATATGGTTCATCTATCTCAAAGGATGCATATGAATGTGCAGAAAAAATAGAAAGTGCATTAGGAAAAGATGTGCCGATTATTAATAGTGTTACAAACATGAAAGTAAATAAAATAAAAGCTTTATTTGAGGAGGTGTGATTATGTATAATGAAGAACGGAAGAAAGAATATCTGCGACATGTAGTAGAAGATCTCGGACAAACTCCACAAAGTGCGAAAGCTCTTTTTAACAAAACGGAAGACTATGAGGACTTACTTAACAAGGACTTATGTGATTTTACTTTTTCTGAAATAGATAAATTGTTGTCTACATTTGCAGCCTCATCAATAAATGCCTTAAGGAAAAATATAAGTGTTTTACGGAAATATGCTGACTGGTGTTGTTCCTGCAACATATCTATAGACAACATAAATCACTATGATGAAATAAATATGGAAATTGAAAGTCTACAGAAATATCTTAATAAGGAGAGAGCGGTGTGTCCCAGCAGAGAACAGGTTTTAAAGGATATTTCTAAAATTAGAAACTATTCTGATAAATTTTTAATTCTGGCTTTGTTTGAAGGAGTAAGAACAGAAGCCCCCGGTGAGCTTTTAAGAGCTAAAATAAGTAAGTTGAATGGTAATATCCTTACTTTCGAAAACGGAGAGGAAAAAACTTTGTCAGAGACGCTGGTAGACTTGGCTAAAGTTAGTTCACAAGAGGAGGAGTATATATCTTTTACTGGAACTGCTTCTTTATTAAGTATGAAGGGGAATATTGTTAACTCCAGGAATAATACACGTAGTGATTCATTAGAAGCTTTAAATCTAAGACTGACAAATAGGTTAATTGCGCTTAGAAAAGAGCTTAATATTCCGTATCTGACTATTCCTCGACTCTATACAGCCGGAATTGTAGAGCAGTTTAGAGAAATAATGAAGAAATATAATGTTTCTAAGGAAGATATCTTTGAAAGC